TCTTGACATCATGAAAATGGTGTTATATTTTGAGCTTAGGGGTCTCCAGAAATGGTGATTCCTATGTTGCTGCGAAAGTGGCTCTCTCTTTTATCTCCCTAAACTCCTTAATCTGCATCCTGGCTGTTCAAGCGGCCCAAATCGCAAGCGTCTAACATTTCCTTGCGTGCGCACCCGAAAATTTATTGAACTTGGCTTGAATCATAAGTAATGCTTCTTATAGCGGACACTTTGAGAATATAATGCTTGTATGGATTAATGTATACTGTTTTAAATAACAAACCTAGACACGCAGTTGCGTTGATGGTTGTATCAATCACATATAAGTGTTGAACTCGTGTTAATCCTCGATCGCTATATGTTTGCCGCCTACTTCCAATAAAATAGATTACATGCGCGTCATGCCTTTGTGGGTTACCTATTGGCCTCTGACAAAAACAAGTCGTAAGATTTGTAGCTTCCCGGTGTAAAAAGCTGGGCGCGGTCTGGCTCTCGTAGGGTGGAAAGGTCCACCAATGGCTGGTTGAGTGTAAGCTCCGGTGTCCTGGTTGTCGCAATTCCAGGCGTCGTAATAACCTATATTGCATCTGACTCTAACTCTTGTGGCTCTACTGTATCTAGTTCTTGTTCTACTAACTCTAATAATACTACTGGCTCTAATACTGAAAAACTTACATATGTTAATATAGATAATATCCTTGATCCTGATATCCCTCACGTCACTGAAGTTCGCCGAAAACGAATTTCAGATCATATCATTGAATCTCAAGGATGTACTTGCTCTGAACCTACTATAACTCCTCATGCGTTTTCATTTTCTACTCTTGGCATGTATAGATCTGAACTTTTTGATTCTTTACATTTACACAAATATAACAAAGTATTTATTAATTCCTATCATGATATTACTCTAGACATGATCAAGAATGGATCAATCAATCTTGATAAACTTGAATCTTATTGTAATGGTAAACTATTTGATGGTCAAATTGATCCTACTGCTCATGAACCTATTAAATTTGTCTTTGATCATTCAAATATGGGTATTGTTCTTGTTGATCCTATGAAAACCATTTCCTATTGCTCTTCATTATTTACTACTATTATTAATCTTGTTAATATTTATGATCATGTTCCTACTGCAAAGTGGCGAACCGCTGATCGTGCTATTGTTGATCTTATTAATCTTAATTTTAGTCTCTACATTCTTTCATTTACTCAAGAAGAACTCATGCAATATGCTATAGCTTGTTGTCGTCGCTATCAATATTCTCATGTTGCTGAGTTTGTTAATGTCTTACTAACCTATTATCAAATATTATCAACTTTTATTTCTGATTATGACTCTCCTGCTTCTAAACTTGTCGTTTCATCTTTTATGGCTCGATACTCTCTTGATCACTATTGGCGATATGCTGAAGCTCAAGATGGTATCTTTAGTGATTTTTGGAATTTACTCAAAAGTGCTACTGGTTTATTCAAGGGTACTTTTGAAGCTGTCATTAAGGCTGCTACTGGCGTTGCTAGTACTACCTTAACTAAGTCAATGAACTTCCTTGCAAATACTTTAGATCCTACTTGCTCTGTCATTAGCTCAGTTCTTAATTCTATTTCTTCCGTTATTACTATATTATTTACTGCTCTTATTATTACTATTGAGGGGGTGGAAGAAAAAGCTGATGATGTTGTAACTGGATTTGAAGCTTTATTCAATCTTATTAGTCTTAAACTCAAATATACACAAAAGAATTCTGCTAAATTAACTCGTGTTGGTTTATCTTTCATGTTTGTCGTCTTAGGTGTATGGGTTGCTTGTCAAGTTGGTTTCTTTGGCTACAATTTATTATCTAAGATGCTTGATATTCTATCTATGTTTTCCTCCAAATACACTCGTATGGAACCTCAAGGTGCTAACGTTGGTCCTGGTGAGCTCTCTATTCCTGGTACTATTATTTCTCTTATCTGCATTTTCGTCTGTGGCTGGGAATATGCTGATCATCCTATTATTAATAATATTGGTAAACTCATTACTCGATTCGCTCCAATGAAAGCTTCTATGGAAAAGGCTCTATCCTGTGTATGTTCATTACTCCCTGCTTGTATCTCTCGTTTTATCTTCTCATTATCTCCTGAAAGTACTGATGCTGTTTTGGCTGATATTTCTGATTTTATTACTGATGTTAATGTTGCTCGTGTTTTCTCTACTACTCCTTCTGCTATTATTTCTGATGAATATGTCAACATTCTTTCTGAACTCATGACTCGTGGTGATGCTTTGGTCAAACGTGTTAGTGCTGATCCTAATATCCCTCAATCTCCTCTTTACTCTCCATTTTTCCAATCTTTATCCCAAATTATTACTCTAACTACTAATATCGTTCAAATTCGTCGATCTTGTGAAGCTCGTCCTAGACCTGTTTGGGTCCACTTCTTTGGTGATGCTGGTGCTGGTAAAACTTTCTTTGTTCAAAATGCTTCTACTTTATTTGCTGGTATTCGACGTTTTGATGGTAAATCTGAATCCTGTCCTAAATCTTATGTTATTCCTACTGCTTCTCAATACTGGGATGGCTTCCAACAGGATGTCTATCCAATTACAGTATTTGAAGAAATCTGGGGTGTTTTAGATGGTCAATCTGCTTTACAAATTGATTATCCAAATACTCTTCTCCAACTTATGTCCTCTGCAACTTTCATGCCTCCTATGGCTGCTATTACTAGTGGTGTAGTTGGTATGAAAGGTACTACCTTTAATTCTACTTTATTCCTCTCTTGTCATAATAATCCTCTTCCTAACAACTGGGGTGGTGATGCATACGCTCTTTCTAGACGTATGAATTACATATTCAAAGTTGTTGCTCCTACCTCTACTAATCCTTATTGTGAAACTCAAAAGATGCTCGACTCCAAGGGTAATACTCATGAAGTTGTTGTTGAATACTACTGCGGCCGTAAGGGCGTAGATAGTGATCAAGATTGCTTTATGATGCGATATGCTCAAGGTGAGAAGTTGATTGTTAAACCTTGTGTGCTTACTGTTGAATTATATCGTAAGGCTTGGCGTTTCGTTCCTTATATTTCCCAAGTCAAAAATAATACTCCTGAAGTTGTTGCTACTGAACTTGCTCAAAATCCTACTGACTCTAATTCCCTCAAAACTCAATTCTTAACTGTTGATGAAGTTGTATCTAATATTCTTAATACTGTTAATTTCAATGTTGCTGGTTTCTTAAAGTCTGCTGAATCTAGTGGTCTCAAATATAATCTCAAACTTAAGGAATCATATGATGCTCTTTATCGTGCAATTGTGTTTGAAAAGAACCCTCAAAAGGTTTTTGATACCATTGTCGATAATCAAGTTGATGTTGTTCGTGATAACTTAGATATAACTGATGGTGTGGTCAATAATGCTCTTGATGCTGTTGAAGATGTTATTGATGGTGTTATTGCTGAAGTTAAGAATCGCTCTTCCGAATTCCAATCTGTTAACTCCGATTCTGAACCTGATGAGATTTTTAATCCCGAAGGTGAAGAATCTGCTCCTACTCCTGATCCTAATCCTGATACTGCTGTTTCAAATGCTGAAGCACAAGGTCCATTTAGTAGACGTGTTGTCAAGTCTGGTGATGCTTCTCCTGAACTCGAATTGTCTCAATTTGATGGAAAAGTTGATCCTCAAAATTTCATTGATAACTCTCGTGATTTTGTTCGTCGTATGACTAATGCTATGAAAGGTGGTCCACGTGATGTTGAAGATCCTATTTCTCGCAAGATTATTCGTGGTCTTGTCCGTACATTCCCTGCTGTTAAGTCCAATGATCCTGTCATTGTTGAACCTCAAGTTATGGGTCAAAACATTACTGGCGCTATCTTGAATGCTGCTTTTTATGAATCTTATGCTACTTTATTTGAATCATTATTCTCTGTTCTTGAAACTAATCTCTCCTACTCTCCTTCTCTTGCTAATTGCTCTATTTACTACTTCGGTCAAACAATTAGTGATTCCAAGGTCCCATTTGCTAATCATCCATTTTTCTCCTCTAAATTCAATACTGATGTCTTTTATCAATACTTATCTCTCATTCGTCCTGTTACTACTATTGCTCCTGGATTCCCTCTTGAAATCAAGTCTCATCCTCTATTCATTATTGCTGAAGATTCAACTTATTATTTGGTTGATCGTAATGGTACTGTAATTCGTTCCATGAATGATTTACGTGTTGGTGAAACTAACTCTTATGGTGTTTCTAATTATGATTTTGCTATTTTATCTCCTACTAATCCTATTGCTTCCGGTCTTTTATATTGGAATGAGAATGCCTATCAACTTACTAATTTTGATCCTGTGAAAAACGTTTCTGCTCTTGTATCTAATGGACAAACTGCTCGTAGCCGAGGCGCTTATCCTCCATTCATTATTCAACATGCTGATGATCCTTTCTCTCCATCTTGTTATCAAGGTGGTTGGAAGATCTGTGTCCATTGTCTTCGTTGCTATCATCCTACTATCTACCCTCTTTTAGAAGGTAGCAAATGTACCTCAATTGTCTCACATGGATTCCATTCTCTTATTGAATTATCTGAAGTTAGTTCTGCTAATCTATCTGCTCTATCATTTACTGTACCTAAACCTGATTATTCCTATTTCTGTTCTATGGCTGTTTTAACTCTTGCTCTTTCGAAGATTTGTGACGGTACAAAGCGTGTAGAACATCGTGATCTTAACTTTACTTATGAATTAGCTAAGGTTATTAATGAATCTCAATTATTACAATCTGTTGGCAAAGATGTTGTTGATGTTGCTAGCTCTATGAAAGTTTCTACCTGTGATTCATATGGTGTAGTCGATACCATGCCTTCTATTCCTGTTTTATATGATGATGATGTTAAACATGTTGATGTTATTGATACCTCTGTGATAAACAAAGCTTTTACTCCTCAATCACATTCCTTTGTTTCTTATTTAGTTATTGGTGCTTCATTATGTGGTGTTGTCTATGCTCTTTATAAATCATTCTTCCCTACAAAAGCTAAGTTATGGGAAAGTCAAAGTGAACCTCCTACTCGTGTTACCGCTGCTGTTCGTCGAAATAATAATCCTAAGTACTCTCATTTATCTGATCTTAAATCTGTTCCAAATGCTGTTTTAAAAGGTGAAGCTGAATCTGCTGTTCAAATGACTACTGCTGAAGTTACTATTGATGGTGTTACTATTAAGGGTTTTATGCCTATGTCTAATATTTTTGTTACCTATACTCATTCACTTGTTAAATTATTGAAGTCTCATAATGCTCTTGATAGTATTGAAGTGAAAGTGCACTTGTCTAGTGGTGATCGTGAATATTATTTGCGTAATTATGCTCCTGATCCTAACAGTGATGTTGTTGTTGATTTAGAAAATGACTTATTAGCTTGGAAATTACCTCCTCAAGTACAATGTGTTCCTGATCGTCTCTCTTTATTATGTACTAATGATGAACTCTCTAGTGTTGTTAATAATCAAATTTGTTTTGCTGGTAATGGCTATCATTATGCTGCTTGTACTGATACTCCTATTACTTATCAAGCTGAATTATTAGAAAACCAAGTTTATGAATATTATCATCGTCATTCTTGCTCTTATCCTATTCCTACCTCCAAGGGTGATTGTGGTACTCTCATTTACTGTGTCTCTGGTCCTGCTATGAATAAAGTTGTTGCTATGCATGTCGCTGGTTTCCGTTTTGCTAAAACTGGAGCTGGTGTCTGGTTGTCTCGTGAAGTTGTTATTGGTTTATTAAATGAACTTGGTGTGTATAATAAACAAAGTCGTTCTAAAACTACTGTTGTTGAAGTTGTTGATACTGTTGAAAGTCAAGGTCCTAATTCAATGTTCAATCGTCTCAAAGATCTTTCTGGTCCTAATTTAGTTAATATTACTCGTGTTCCTCCTACTGAACAAGTTAATTTACCTGATAAAACTGCTTATATTTCTACTGGTTTTGTTGCTCATCCTGATTATAAGTTCAAACAACCTGCTATCATGAATTGTGAAGATTCTCGTGCTAAGGGTCGTGATCCTGTGCATATCAATCTTGAAGAAATGTGTTCTATTGATGTTCCTGAAGTTAATGAAAATTTAGTCAAAAAATGTTCTTCTATTCAAATTCAAAAGTTACATCATGATATTGATTTCCCTATTGGTGCTCGTGAATTAACATTTGAAGAAGCTATTCTTGGTGTTCCAAAGTATCTTAGTTCGATTAAGCTAGAATCCTCTGCTGGTTATCCACTTACTCTTTATGCTACTGACAAAGGTAAAAAGTCCTTCATCTGGTTTGAAGGTGATGTGTGTTATGTTGATCGTACTTTTAAGAATCAAGTCCTCGAAATCTATTCTCTTCTCAAGGCTGGTGATCGCGCCGTCTTCGATAAATATCCTTTTTATTGGCTTGGTTTTGAAAAAGATGAATTAAGAAAGCAAAAGAAGATCGATGGTTGTCAAACTCGTATGATATTCTGTAATTCCTTATTATATACTGTTGCCTTCCGAATGCTTTTTGGTTCTCTTTTATGTGCCTTTAATTGTAATGCTGGAAAAAGTATTTTTGCATCTGGTTTAAATATTAATTCTAAGGATTGTCATCTCTACTACTCTCAACTCCGCAAAGTTGATAATCCTAATCATGCTCCTAATCTTATTGTTGGTGATTATTCTGGTTTTGATCGTCACTATCATCCTTTATTCCAAAAGTATGCTTATGAAGCTATGTATGATCTTATCTTATCTAAGTATGAAAATCCTCCTCCTCGTTGTGCTTGGGATTTGTTTGTTGAACATGAATTATCTACAAATGTACAAATTGGTGATGCTCGTCTTAAGTTTAAACATTCTCATTTCTCTGGTTGTTTCTTTACTACTCCTGAAAACTGTCTTGTTAATGAACTCTATTTTATGTATTGTTTCTATTCCATTTATCCTGAAGGTGATTGGTCTGATATTCAATTTATTGCATTAGGTGATGATCATCTTGTTGCTGTTCCTGTTGAAAAGTATCCTGAATTTAATATGATTAAAGTGTATGAAGTTATGAAAGAAATTGGTCAAGTCTACACTGATGCTAATAAAAACATTCCAACTGTTCCATTCTATTCTTATATTGATAGTACTTTCCTCGGTTCAGCTCCTAAGTATGTATCTGATTCTTATGTAGGTGCTTTAAGTCTTGAAACATTATATGGAAACTTAGGATACATGACAAAGAAAACTGATTTTGTAGCTCTTATTGAATCTTTCCTCGATCTTGCTTCTATCCATGATGAAAAGGTGTATCAAGAGTACTGGAACTGGGTTAATATGAATTCTCGTGCTGTTTATGGTCGTTCTTTCGCTTATAACTACATTGGAAGAAGAAATCGTCAATATGAACGATCAGCTTTATCAAATGATACTTTCGTGTTTTGCTATGCTCAAGGTCCTACTACAATGAATGATATTACTCCTGAATCTACTGTTCCTATTATTAATGAACCTACTTCTTCTATCACTGTTGGTGGTGCTTCCAAGATTAAACCTTCTACTTTAACTATTGGTACTGATTCTCTTATGCATTGGTTTAATTTTAGTTGGGCCTCAACTTCCGCTAAAGGTGCTGTATTAATTGATAAAAATATTCCTGGTGATGCTCTTATTTCTAATATTCTACAAGTCCTTCCATTTGCTTATAATTCTCTTTGGCGAGGTGATGTTGAAGTTTGTTTCCAAGTTAATGGTACTCCATTCATGGCTGGTGCTCTCGTTGCTTATTTTAATCCTCTTCGTAATGCTACTTATCAAACTGCTATTGAAAATACTTTGTCTGGTGAACACGTTATTCTTCAAGCTTGTAATTCTGATTCTGTCACATTTACTATTCCTTATCGATACTTTAATGAGTTGATGTCTACTGATAAGTTATTTGATAGTCCTTCTGTTGAATGTCTTGGTTCTCTTCATGTTGCTGTATTAAGTCCACTTGTTTCTGCTGCTGCTACTTCTGTGAATGTAAGTGTATGGGTGCGTTTCCCTAATTCTCAATTCTTCAATCCTAAGAAACCCCATGCTCTTGCTGAAGCTCAAGGTCCAAAAGGTAATTCTTCTGGTATGTCTCTAGGTGATCTTCTTGGTCTTGTACCTTTTGGTGAAACTGCTTTGAATGCAATTAGTACTGTATCTAAAGTTGCTAATGGTGTTAATAAAACTCTCAACTCTAAATTTATCGCTCTTGATAATACTCCTGTTGCTGGTGGTTCTCTTCCTACTTCAATGCAATTCCCTTCTATGTCTAAAGCTTATGGATCTTATCCTACTACATCTTTTCAATTAGATCCTTCTGTTGTTTATGGTAAATCAAGAGAATTCTTTGAAGCTAGTGATACTAAAATTTCCAATCTTGTTGCTCGTACATGTATTTTAACCTCTGGTAGCTGGACTACTAGTCAAGTCGCTGGTGCTTCATTAGTTTCTTTTCCTCTAAATTCTAATTGTTCTGCAAACTCTTCCACTTTAACTTATTTGCCCATGAATTTAGCTATTGCAAATTGTTTCCAATATATGCATTGTGATTTTGAAATTGGTATTACTGCATTTAAAACTCGTTTCCACAGTGGTCGTTTACGTGCTACTGTTAATTATGGTAGTTCAGAAAAAGTTAATGGTAATTATGTATTTTCTCAAGTTGTTGATTTTTCTGGTGAAGTGTGTACTCATAAGGTTAGAATTCCTTGGTCTTTTATTCGTGAATATATGGTTACTGCTCAAGGTAGCTATAATGAAAGTCTTGGTTTATTTACTCTTGAAGTTTTGAATCCACTCGTCGCATCTAGTACTAATGTATCTTCTACTGTTGATGTTATGATTACTGTAAGTCTTGTGAATGCTTCTTTTGCTGTTCCAACTGCTATTCCTCCATTTAATACTACTCAAGTTACTGTTGGTGTGGCTCAAGGTCCTGAACAAGATGATGTTGTGGTTGAAGCTGAAGTTCCTGAAGTCGTTGCCGAAACTACTAATAATAATGTTGATGTTTCTAGTCCTATGTCTAATTTCCATGTTGTTGAAGATATTATGGAACTAGCTCGTCGAATGCGTCCTGTCCAAATTTCTAAGTTTACCAAAGATGCTCAATTTCAATCTGATTTTGTCTCATATCGTTATAGTTTAAGTCCTGATTGTTTATTTGGTTCTAATCTTTTCTCTGCTTATGCTGGTGGTCTTCATATTCGTGTTAAGTCAAGTATGTCATTATTCTCTTATCTTCCTCTCTGGACTGCTGATACTGATGGAAGAAATTACTTTGCTTATGAAGTTAATGGTTTGTATAACACATCTGGTCTCAAAGTCTCCGGTTCTAACAGTCTATTTAGTATTCCTTATGAAATGCCTTATCCTTTATTTGATGGTTCTTATTTTATTGACTGTGTAATTCCTTATCAGATGCCTTTCAACTTCGTTGGTGTTGATTCCTCTATTGTCTCTGCTGTTCCTACTACTCTTGGATACCTTTACGGATTTGGTAGTGCAACTAATCCTACTGGTTATGCTTTCGTTGGCGCTGCTGATGATGGTTTGTATGGCTATTATAATCCTCCTACTCGTTTCTACCGTACAACAAATTCTACTAAGTCTGGTGTCCTATTGGGTTCTCTATATTATCCTTCAAAGGCTTAGGCCCCCGGTCTAATTGCCTGAAATCTTACTCAAATCCGTAAATTGCAATTATTAGAATTTAATAATTGTGATTCGGTAACAATTCCATTTCTCTATATATTATTGATCTGATTATGGATCCGTAATATAAAAAAAAAAAAAAAAAAAAAAAA